GTCTGCGAAAACGGTCAATTGATTCTAATCTTCGAAGGTGATTCTTCTCATTACATAAGAATTCACCACTTTCTGCCCAATCATGTTTGGTCTGTTTTACTTGGTCCTTTATACACCAAACATCGTCAAGTCTTTCTTTGCCATCTAAAGACTCTAAACCCGTCTTCCTTTCTCCAGATACCCAACCCATATTCCAATAGGGAATTTTACGAATATTCTCAATATTCGTGGTATCGAAATAGACCGAGTTTATGATAGCAAAGTCTCGACTGACATAATTCTTGCCCACGGACTTTTCAAAACCAACTTCTTTTATCATCTGTTCCCAAATCCTTCGTAATCCTTTATTACTTAGGAATAAGATATCATCTCCGTTAACTCTAACGGGAAGGTGACGAATCTTATATTTTCGGTCGGTATGTACCTCGAGAGCGTAACGATACACGGCCAAATTTATTATACATAAGATGGGAAAAGAAAATACACATCCCATAAGTTGACCGGAGGTCATCTTATAGATGGGAAATTCTTCATCAAGTCCACAAGAATTCATATCAATCTCGGTATCCATGAGGCCCTTACTAAGAACAGAGTAAGTCATGAGATCACCTGAGAGACCTAACAGAGCCATTTTCGACGCATCGCGATTCAGATTGTCTGTCGCTGCGGAATAGTCTCCAGAAACCCACTGGCGAAAACAAACAGGTAGTCTTTGAGTCATATCATACAATCTTGATATATCTTGGACATTTACCGGTTTTCCCGTGAGAGCAAATTGTTCAAATTTCTGAAGACCTCCCCAAAGCTTCTTCTGTAACGAGGAATATAAGCCGTTCGACTTATAATCGCCTGCAGTTATCATTCTTATCTTTAGGGGTTCGAAGATCGGTTTCACTTTGGCCTTTCCACACGAAGGATCTTCCAGAGCATCCTTTCGTAGTTCCATATACTCACTAGTTAGACACCAACCGGGAAATCTTACTTCTCCTATAAAATATAACGTAGGATTATAATACATTCCCCCCAATTGATCAGGGCAGAGAGCCCGATCGATTGTTTTAAGTCCTGAGTGTTTGATTAGCGTCCCCATAACTCCGCGACCCATTCTTGTCTTTTCGTAAGAACAGTGATCGGAAATTGACGTAAAACGGTCTACTCTCTTCCAGTCATCGAAATTAATCCCGTCAGGAAAAATTTCTTTGGCTGTTCTGTAGATCTGATCTAAAAGATCGTCGGGCGTCTTACGAGGAACATCGGGACAGAGTCTCTTTATCATCGAGTCCGCATTTTTCCGGAGATGGAATTCTCCCATTTTGGGTAAGCCCTTCTTAATACCGTGAAGAATTGTATTTCTCCACTCTTTATTAATTGTCTTTTTCCCAAATGCGCGCGATTTAAAGAATCTTCCCAACCAACCCATGAGTACAGTTCCGTCCTTATGTCCACTTTCCATTTTATTCGGTAATTCAATTTGACCTTCCCCCTTAGCAAATAGATAAGAGAGTTGGTATTTCAAATAAGGAATAAATGGTTGCTCCAATCCGCACATCGGAGCGTAGAACATAATTGAAGTAATAAGGTCCTCTTCGTTTGTCTTATAATCCAAATCGAAGGTTACTTCTAGAGCACTCCAAAGTAAAAGGACTACTTTGGATGCGGTCCCAACATAATACGAAATATCATGTAGGAGGCAGTCCTCGGCTGCTTTTGCCTCGAGGAGAGAAAGATTAGTTCTTCTTTCTCTAAGGTCTGATAACCACGATCTACTGACACCAACCTTTTGAAAGCCACTTTGTTGGCGAATTTCTAAGGTCAGTAGTCCCGTCGGGTCATCAGGGAGGTTCTCAAAGACTGAACCGTCTTTGAGCGTCTCTACCAAACGACGCGATGCAATGTCACATAGTCTCTTTTGATTGTGTTCGAAAGAATGCATGACAAGGG